ACCAAGTCCATTGGATTGAACAAAATCTCCAATCACAACCTTTTCTTCATCTGCTAAACGAGCATAAACGACTTCTCCAGGAGTAGCATGCCACACCTGTACTCTATCGCCTGCTGCATAAGCCCCATTGACACCAAGTCCTTTGCCCTGAAGTTCATCTTCCAGTGCAAACATAGCTGCAGCCGTCTGACCAGCACCAGAGTGCTTGCGAATTAAGCCTGTACTCATAATCTCCACTAATTCTCCTGGCATGAGTGCAGCATTGGCTACATACTCTTCAATGATGTCATTATATTTTTTCAGTTTAACTGTGTTGTAAGCCATTTCTTTATCCTCCTTATTTTACGGTTTCTACTTCAACACCTGTAGGATGCAAAGGCTCAACACCATCAGTTTTAAAATTTGGTATTCCACCACTTACTGAATAGTCGACCACTTCTTCCTTTTTTACGGAATCAAATACTCTTTTCAAAGTATCATCATCCATCCCATTGAGAGTTACATCAGGCCAAAGTTCCTTACTGGAATTAGCTTGAATATCTTTGATTATCTGTTCACGTTTTTCTTTCTTTTCCTTTTTATAGGTAGCCAAAGCTTCCTGATCTTCTTTGGAAAGAATATTAACCTGAACTTCTTTTTCCTTCTCCACGATCTTTTCAATTGGAACCAATTTGTCCAATTTCTTTTCATCTAAGGTCTGGAGAAACTCCCTGTCATCTTCCGTCCATCGCCCCTGACTGTTTGCAATCAGGTCATCGACTTTCTTCTTGACGCAAGGGGAGCATTCATTTGCCATTTTAACCTCCTCTTTAAATTTAGTACGACTTAATGCATTAACTATAAATTCCACTTTTTTGTGGACTTCAACAGGGTCACCAGCAAACTCGATTTTCCCGCTTTCGAACTTGTAACTCTGTTTATACATTTTGGTCCCATCTTTGGAACTCTTGCTATAAATTAGCTCAGAATCATACATCTCTTCCAGATAATGATATACCTCACTGGTGTCTAATCCACGAAGAGCGGTGTACACCGCTTCCATCCTTTCTCGATATCCAGCCTCAGTATAATTTTTTATCTGAGAAATTGAATACCCGGACAAGTTAATTAATTTAATTGACTCTAACAACTTTTTTTCCATATCTTTTCCTCCTTCTTTATTTGCTCGTAACCCACAACCATCTTCAACAGAACAAGCACCAACGGATTCAGTTAATAAAGCCAAATGATCCGGGCGATGGTTCCTTGCTATGGCTTCATACCGTTCTCCTTCATATTCCCCCTCTGTCTCCTCTTCCTCTGTAAACACACCTACACTAACCTCGACAATCTTATTGTCATTAACTTCAGCCAGTGTCCCCGGGGATATTTCATTTAACTTCTCTTCATCTAACCAAACCTCAGCTTTCAACTTTTTACCATCCACGTTGGTGTTGTAAACACGACCTACCGTCTTTTTATCAATAATATCAGGAGAATTGGCAGATATGTTTTGTCCATCTTCTTCCGGGTGATCAATAACAACAGGAATTCCATTCCAAGCCCCTGGAAACTTACCAAGGTCTTCCATAAGATGAAGCAAAGGACCATGACTTCCATTATGCACTCCCTCCATCATCATAACAACAGGAACGACTAAATGAGGTTTCTCTTGATGTACTTTCAATTCAACTTCATAATCTGCATCCTGTTTATTCTTATAAGTAGAATACAAACCACTATTGGTATTTACCACCCCATTGGCTTGTCTAATAGCCGAGGCAGCACAGTTCTTTTCTGTCCCTCCTTTTTTCATGCAAGTAGCAAGAACAGAATTGGCTATCCTCCTCCATTGAGCCATTTGCTTCGAAGTCAATCCTTTTTTATGTTTTTGAACATCTTCATCAGTTTTCCAAGGCATTATGCTACCCTCCTTTCATATTCGTTTAATATATCTAAATCTACTATTAATAATATGATTGAATGTTACTTCCATTGTTATACTTGTTTTCCGTTTGCTGTCATGTAAGCCTGAAAAGCATTATAAATCACTAATGCCTCTGCATTTGAAAATGATCTCCCCATAAAAGCAATTGAACATTGACAATCATCGTAAGTCAACGGAGTACCTGCATTATTTGTACACAAAATATAAGTGTTTGTGTTTGCCGGTGCTGTTGATTCCCCTAATCCATCAGCAAAAGTCGACCCGTTTTTTGATAATTGACACCTGGTATTATCTGGTCTTTGATAAATAAAGAAACCAAGTGAATTAGCATTTGCAACAGGATCATATCCAACTGAATTAACACCTCCGGTTACCTGATTACTTATATTAAATAACAACATTCTTTGATACAAACTTGTATTACCTATAATGACTTTTGAATTACTTCCAGCTCTTGATGTTCTTGAATAAATTCCCCACGATGCAGAATCTTGAATAAAGTTTTGCCCTTGTGTAGATGGATTATAGTTGCTGTTTATATAAGATGAAGTCAGGTTACTTGTAAATCCTTCAAATGGAACAAATGATGGCGTGTTAACAGCCGTTGCATCATGTAAACGCTTAACCAAATTTCTTAAAGCGCTTTCTTGTGTCTCTCCTGCTAATATATACATTGCATCAAAAGCCTGTGAGAGGTTTGCAATACCTAATCCCACTTTTAAATTCACAATGGTATTATTCAAGAGAATTAATTGTTCTGTACTTAACGGTGTGACAAGACCATCAATATAAGTAAGCAGATCAGGATCATAGGTAAAAGATGAATATAATAAAGTAGAACCCTTATATATTTTCTTTATCTCAGTAGCACCAAGATAAACCTTCTTAATTGCAGTATTTCCTAAATAAATTGCCATTATGTGGTGGTAAAGTATAAGGTGTTATTATCCCATGTACCTAAAGCAGCATATTCCGCTTCAGTACCAGACCAGAAATCTTTTGTTGCTATAGTACCTACTTCACCAAGAGGAGCCTGTAACGCCATTCCGAATAATTTACCTGCTATTATATCAGCACTATCACCCCCGGTAAGTACCCTCGCTTGTAATTTACAAACATGAGAACCAATAGACAAAGGATTAGTTGTTCTGAAATTTATAGCTGGCGTCCTGTTTCCTTCTTTTGCAAAATCAACTGCAAAAGGAGTACTTTCTTCTCCGTTAATTATTAAAATTAATTCCAAAATAGTATCTTTAATTGTAGTATCAACTTCCAAAGTGGCAATGCCATAAAATCTTACAGATGAAGCAACTGTTATATTTATTGACATATTGGATACATCAACAAACGAAGTATCTGTTATAGTCTGAGATATATTTTTTGAAGCAAATCCAGAAGGAATTTCACCTGTAGGCAATCCACCTATACAATCATTTAATGTTAAGAAATAATTAGCAGCATCAGGACCATTTGCATTATCCATGGCGTCCTTCTGGTCGGTGGTAATTGTTTCCTTCCAAATTACCTCAAAATTCTCATCTGTTGATTTAACAAGTGATTGTCCTGTCGTACCTCCCAAAGGAACAGCAACGGCCTTGATAACGGAGATTAATATATCTTCGCAACCCTCCTCGACGGTCAGAGATACATTTTCTACAATCTCTTCTATTAGAATAGTTACCTGTTCCATTATTCCACTATCTTCCAAATACCATTTATATATGTTCTTACAACTCCTGCACTTGAAATCGTTACTATTTCATAAAAATAGTCTCGTACAGGCCAGTTGATAATCTGTTCATCTATCTTAAAAATCCAATCCTCAGCACTCACAATGGTTATTCCACCATCAACAGAAGTTAATTTACAATCTTTATACCTGGTTTGTAGTATTACCGAGGCAAGAGGTGAATCGGAGTGCTCAGTGAAAGTAAATGTCTTCTCTAAAACTGAATCCCCTGATTTATGAGGTCTAAAGTTAAATGTCTTATAATATCCTTCTTCTGCCATTTCATTCATATTTTTGAAGTTCCTCGATATATGGAAGTGCAATACATCTGCAAAGTGGATGAAGGGGTATCATCGGTTCTATCTCATCCAATGTAAATATTTTTCCTTGCAAAGCTTCACATTTTGAACAGACACGATCATCTCCAGCCGTCATCCACTCCCCTTTCACAATTACTCCTTCAACTGCCCAATTACGATATTCCTGTATGGTAGCCACATGATGTGCACGTATAATCTCGGTACGGGCTAAAAGCTCGGCTCTGCGTAAAGGGGAAATGTACCTGCCCAATGTATCCGTTAGACCGAGATCTCCTAAACCTTCACCGTTAATTACAGCGACCAGCTTCCTTGCCAGTAAACGAGGACCGTCCCCATCTGCTATCCCCTGTGCTAAGACGCGACTAATTACAGAACTCATTGCATCAGTAATTCCTTTCAAGTCAGTAAAGACTCTGGTAAAGATTAATCCTATCCTATCTATATGTAAGGGAAGACTCATAGCCATTGCAATACCACCTGTATCTTCAATCGAAGGAATTTGCATTCCCAATGCCGTCATTTCATATCGAGCCCTCATAACTCCCCGCTTGTATGAATCATACAGGTATAAATTCATCCAAATTGCTTCAACACTTGTACCAATCTGCCTCATTTCTGTCACTGTCAATATCCCTGATTCTACTTGCCTATCAAGCCACTTCATAAATTCAGTGAGTTTAGCCTGACTGCGAGGAAAAGCAAAAGCTCCTGACGCTGGCGGTGTTATCTGTAACAAATGAATCCCTTCTTTTCTCAATCCAAAACAATCATTCTTGTCAATGCCTGTCCGTATAGCAACAGCAAGTTCAATGAACCTACGTTTCATATCCCGACTGAAAGCATTTCTCAAAGCCGTGGTATGGGTAGGATCATAATTTTTACGAAAGGTTTCAGTATATGCTTCTACAGTTTCCATTATCTTTCTTTAAATCCTAAGCATTTTCCATCCGCATCCAAGTGGACATCCATACTAAGACAACCATAAATAGGAGCTTTTTTTGAATTAAAAATACAATCATCATTGTCACAAGTTAATGTAACCTTACCAAGTTCACAACCTCCTCCTTCCATCCAGTGTGGACATTTGACAGCCATACATCTGTATCTACCATCTACCTTTTTCCAAGTACATCCTATCTCACTCATTTCTTCTTTGTTTCAATTACTATAATAGAATGCTTTTCACCAACTTCATCAAATTCCTCATCCTGCAAAGTATAGAAATTTGTAATGGTAAATCCATTACTCTTAAATAACTCAATAAATTCATCTACCGTTACAGTTGTCTCCTCCGTACCATCAATAAACTCAGTTCCCGAATAGATATAAATTAATGCCAATCCTTTAGACTTTAGAACACGAGCAATCTCTGGTACACTTTTCTTCATATTAGTTGAATGTAATACACTGATAGAATATACCGCATCAAAACTTGCATCCTCAAATGTCAATTTTTCCACATTTCCCTCTTGAAAATCTATCTCAACTCCCACCTTCTCAGCATTTTCTTTGGATGATACAATTGCCTCCGGTACAATATCAATACCAATTACCTTCAACCCAGCAATAGCAAATAGGATTGAATCCTTCCCATTAGCACAACCAATCTCTAATAAAGATTTCTTCTTGGTCTTTATTAATTTCTGAGCAAATTCTTGAGCAAATTGTGATGGTTGTAAATCAGCCATCCAATGAGCACCCTTGTCCTCATATATTTTTTTCCAATCAGTCTTACTAACCTTCATTTGAGCAGTCACTGATTTCTTTGTTGGTATTGGCCTACCCGCTGGTATCACTTTCGGTTCAGGTGGAGTGAGTTCATCCAATATTACTTTGGTCAATTCCTCTTCTGAAATTACCTTATCACGCATTGCTGAAATCAAGGTAATCTGCTCCTTGGTAAATCCCAAGAAATACTCCAAGAATCCATCAGGTGTTACCACTGCTTGGGCCATCGGACTATATGTATATTCCCTTAATGCGTTGGCTCGTCCTTTACCTACCTCAACTCTTGCTTTCTCACTCAGTGAATACAAATCATTCCACTTAACGGTGTAATCTTCAGTAGGCTTTGGTAATATCTTCAATTCAATCAACTTATCCACAAATGGACGAACAATATTTGGTTCAGCGTGATCTTCCCTACGAGCCTGAACATAGTCTTTCCATTCCGTACTATCCTGTGCACTGGATAACTCTCCACGTTCACTTCCTGTTAAAATACGTTTAGGAATACCAGTTACGGCAGATATCATTTGTATTTGAATGTCAACATGATTAGCAGGATCTGCTATTTGCTGTGCCAACGCCTTTAAATCAACTCCTTCATTAATAAGTATCCTACGAAGATTATTTTCATATTCATCAATCTGATCTTTAAGAGCCTCCTTCATCTCTTCAGTCATCTGATACTCTGAATCCACCTTTCCTTCATATCCTGGACGGGCACCACGCCAAAACATTTCAGCATCTCCACCAACCAATTTCTCCAAATCCATCAATCTATTATATACTGATTCAAGTCGGGGAGTTCCAAAAATCTCTGACTCCATAGGATCATCCGTTATATGAAGAACTCTGGTGTGATGTATTTTAATAAATGAAGTAGAACTATTAATTGAACCCTCATTCACTTCAGCCACTTCAATCGTATAAAGAAGAGGGTTTCCATATCTTTTATCTTTAGGATCAGATACAAAAGTGGTTATTTTTGCACTCTTCTCACCAAATGGCTTTACATATAACAACTTCCGAGTTCCAGCAACAACAGGCTTCTCAAAATCATCTCGCTCCTGGACATCATCCAATCCTAAAACCAAAACACCATATCTACCAATGCCTGTTAATTTATCAATCCTGGTTAATATTGATTTTAACTTGAGATTTCTATTCAACGTTTCCCAAGCTTTTTCAAAGGCAGTATCTTCACTCTGCTCCGATTCAATTAGATCTAAAGGACCTTGCCAAGTAGCCTTTACCGGACGATCAATAATTGCTTTAGCAATATCTTGACGAGTATATTTTCGAAGAAAATCCTCATATTTAAGTTCAACATCATAACCAAGTGCCTTATAGATATCTCTTGAACCCCCATACTGAAATCCTAATTGAGACATCAATTGAGCCCTTCCAACAATCTGACTGGCAAAAGTCTTCAATTGCTGTGTGGTAATTCCTTTATGTCTTGTCCGCTCCATCACTTGATTAATTAAATTGTTTAAAATATCCTGGGTATATTTTCAACCCAGGATACTCATTCTTACTTTTTATTTCCCGGATTGGCTAAAACTTAATCTGCCCTCAGTAGAGTTTTTTATCCTTATTTTATCTTATAAACTATAATAAATACAAACAGGAATATCTGCCCAAGAACAAACCAGAAAGCAATCTTATATATTAAAGGTATCTTTTTGACTATGATAGTCTGCTTTATCTGCTCATATTCATTGCGCCAGTAATACGATTCCATGATGGCACTGTCAAGACGTGCAACAATAGTTGTATCGGTCTGCACCAATCTAAGTTGAATATTAGGATATTGCCACCATGCACGGGCGAAAGCCAGTGATGTCTTTGCCCTCGCAGTATCAGAGATGAATTCAGTGGTAGGTGGGGGGCATGGAATAACAACTGAATCAACTGTTGTTTGTCCAGGAAGATGAATAAAAATAGTTGTGTCTCGGTAAACAACTGAATCTTTTAAAATAACAATCCTGATCGTATCATTAACAGGTGGAAACTTCGTCAGACATTTCTTCTGTGTGACACATCCCGTTAACAATATGACCAAGATCGCTATTCCTGCTTTCATTTTGTTGCATTTTTTAAATCATACAATCCATTAGCCATGAACCCGACAGTAATACCATAAGCTATGGTAGTAAATACTGTGAATTCAGCCATGAATCCAATATTAGCAATATTTCCGGCAAACATAAGTATTAACGCTATTACGAGCGCTATTACCTGTTTCCATATTGCAGTAATTGTTTTCCAGACCTTAACCACTAACAAAGTGAAAAAGATCGTCAGCCCGGCGACTGCCGTTGTTGAAGCAAACCAGCCCTTGAGATCAGAAAAGATATCAATTATTGAGCCGGGAACTGGGATAGATGTCGAATCCTGTTGAGCCAAAAGCATCAAAGGAAATAACAAAACCGAAAAGAACAAAATCAATTTTTTCATAAACATTTTAAATTAAGTTAATATAAATAAATTATTTAATAAGTTTTTCAATTGCCCTGTCCAGAATTTCAGCCCTTTGTCTCTGATGCTTATTCATCTCTGTAAATAAAGGGTTGTCACACAAGCCGTCCAATGAAGTTGCCCAAAGACAATTACAATTATCCCTATATGCCTGCAAAATTCTTAAAGGATAATTTTCATCTGGTGTACCATCAATTTGCAACACCATTTGTTTCGTTATTTTAGGTAATGTTTTTTCCATCTTACAAATGTTTTAATCCAAAGATACCAAAAAGTAAAAGTAAACAAATTATTGCTAACCAAAACCAAAATGAAGAAATTACTTTCAACACAAAGATTTTTACAGACTTGCAACGCATATACCACTTATAAATTTCTGAACATTTCATTTATTAAAAACATAAACTTTGTTTTCACTCTGATCATAAACATCCAAATGTACCCAGTCAACATCTGCTTCCAGTCTTATATGATAAGGCCACCAATTAGCATGTTTGACAATCCATTGTCTTACCTCTTCTGCAAATAACCCCTGTACATCAAAATCCGCAGCCTTACCCAAACAGTGTGCTGACATGTAAAGTATTCCCGCCTTTGCTTTCTCCTTTACTATATCACATTGATTACATCTTAACCCACGTTGTGAATATTTACCATGAATCTGCCAGTCATTCACGAAAATCGGTCTGCCTATTCTATCCCTAATAGTGTCAAGCATAACTAATAATTCTGTATCAAAGAACATCCAAGCCTTTTCACCATATTTATTATAAACATGTTCACACACAAGTTCATCAAGATCAAAATAATTTGGTACAGTTATCATTTCTAAAGATCCATTTTATCAAGCTTCTTCTGCATGACAGTTTGATTTGCAACTATATCATCAAGTCTTTTTAAAACTCCCTGAAAAAGCTCTTTATCAACTTTTTCTTCATCGAGTGATTTAATTGCTGAAGTATTTAAAGGTTGAATTGTTTCCATCCTTACTAATCGGGTTGCAAACTCAGCCTGACTATCTCTGACCTTATCCAGCGTTGTAACTGCAATTCCAATGAATATAGCTATAATTGTCAATATAACTGTATTGAAATACTGCACAAAAGCCATCCTTTTACCATTTGATTCTGCCATTGCGTTTATTGTTTTAAATTATGTCTATAAAATATCGTTGCAACAACCCAAATAATAAACCATGCAATCAAAAGTCCTAAAAAGATATAAGTAGGTACAGCAATGCTAATATCAGACAAGTCCAGAATAGCACCCACCGCAATACAAACAGTGAATGGAGCGAACAACCACCATTTGTAATCCTGAAATCTTAATATCAAAAAATCATACCAGCTCATATTTTAATATTCGTTTTATCATTTTTTAATCTTTGTTCTACTTCGTGGATGCTTTATCGCATCTTTTATTATTGCAAGTAATGAGTTTATCTATTGTATTAGTTTAAAGATTAAAATCGCTATTATAATCCCTATTATGCACCACATGCAAACTTTTATCTGAAAATCCTGTTTCATTTCATGTTTTAGTTTGTCGTTCATATTAATCCTTCGGCAACTAATTTTGTATAGATTAAGTCACTTATAAATTGATGTCCGGCATTAGTTAAATGGATATTATCTGCATCAACATATCCGGTAGTTCCATTTAGGGCATCAAAAACATTCACATACGGACATCCCTTTGCCTCAAGCATTGTTTTTAATGATTGATTAAAAGCACTCTGATTAGGAATATCATAATCAAGACGTATAAATGGCCCTGTCACTATTATATGAGAATAAGGCCAGTTTTTTGTGATATGTATCAGATCAACAACATTTGCCCATGCCGTCAAAGATGTTGCTAAAACATAACTTCCCAGATTTGCCTCATTAACGCCATATCCAATGAATATAAACGAAGCGGGATCATAATAATAATCTATGTACTTTGTGTTATCTGCGACTGAAGTTATTTCAGTTTCAAAACTTATCCCACTAAGATAATTTGGCAAAATTTGCCCCGGGCTTCCTCTATTCCATTCCATGCCACCACATCTTGTATTCAGCAAATAAGAAAATCTTTTTGTTGCTTGGGGAGCGGCATTATAACCTGTAGTTATTGAGTCACCGTAGAAATAATAATTATGTTTTAATTTATTCGTACTGTGTAAAAATTTATATATCGCCGATGCAAAAGGTTCTAAGGTAGCAGACGCTAATCCTTTGCCAGCAAAAAATAATCCTATTGGATCAATATCACTATATGTTACAGCACCGCCAGGATTCCAAGCTCCTATCCATATATTCCCATTACCAAGAGCACCCGCACTTGATCCGGCATTGTGTATTATTACGTCTTTCCAAAATACTAAATCAGTAAAACTTTTAAGATTAATAATTTCCAACCCTGTTTGTGTATAGATATATTTCTTCATATCTATGTTTAATCCACCTGCACTACTAAATAAATTCAAAGCAGAAGTGTACCATCTTCGTGTAACATAAGCACCACCTATATTAAATCCGCTTGTTTGCATCATTTCCCATTCCTTTGTACTATTAGAATGGTAATGGCCATAACAAAAATCATTAAAAGTGAAATTGTTAAAGTTTAATTTTGTATCTGATTTTAATCCTGCGCCACCCTTCACACCATCAGAATCAAAAGCAAATCCCACATCAAAAACAATCCTATATGCAGCATCACTATCAACGGGGTTCATTAGATTAAATTTACATGATGATTCTGTACCACCAACAAAAGGATAGAATGCTTTTAAAACAGAATTTGCTGGAGTCGTAAAATTCACAAAGTCAGTCTGTATGGCATTTATGGCCTTTAAGTCAATTATTAATGTAGCCAATGCTCTCTGTGTTGGTTCATCAATTATACCCGCCGCATCCCCAAAAGCCTTTGCTTCAGTTTGTGTCACCCAGTAATCTTCCCATTTATCTCCGCCC